TTATTCGGTTATTTTACTAAAGACGTTAGCTACTTCATCGTTTGAATAATACGTTGGACTAAATTTAGTCAACCAAATATGATGACGACTTTGTGTGAAGCTCATATACATTTGCCCGTCAATGTTTTGAGTAAATGGATAGAAACAATCCTGCACTTCTGCGGTTGCCACTTCATAACTCTTTGCTAAAACACCCCGATCAATTTGCATTAAACTAATGTGGTTACGGTTTAATGGTGCATGAACAAGATACAAATTATTATTCCATTCAAAGAAATCTGAACGTGATTGTGTGTCAGGAACTAGAATTGGATCTGACCACGTACCAGCTACAAGGTCAAATTTAGCTAAAACCGCCCCATCGGTATTGTCTTCCTGTCGACAGAAGTAGTACAAATTATCACCTTTTACATAAACTGATGGTTCGAATTTAGGCTGGTAGTTAAAGTCTGGAGTGCTAACGAATGTCCAGTTAATTAAGTCACTCGATTTAACTACAAAGCAAAAATGGAGAATTCCGATTCCAGCATAATACTGAGTGACCCCATCTTCGACTCGTGGGCTTAGTTTCTGGATAAAAGAAATGTCACGATCTTCGTAGTTATAATCAATTCCGATTTGTGCCAGCAAGTCATGCACACTTACTGTATCAAAAGTCCCTGATAAAACACCAGCCTTAAAATTCATTGGATGAATATCGCTCAATAGCTTGGTCTTAGGATCAAATCGGCGATAAAGCATGTAAAACTTGCCACCAACTTTAGCGGTAAAGGCGTAGATCATATATGAATCATCGCTTGTTTTTAGGAGCAAGGAATCATAAATTGCGTCAATGGTTTGACCATTGTACTCTTGTCCAATGTCAGCTACATCGATGTATGTTTGCTGGCTCAGATCATTAAACGGTGCATAGACAAGCCGAGCCGTGTGTTGGGTTGGATCCTCAGCAGTTGTCCGCGTGTTAGCATAGTATGACATATACAGCGTGTCTCCAACCTTATAGAAGGTTGAGACATGGACCATCTTGTCGCCAGCTTTGGCAAAGTCAGCTAAATGAGTGCTTAGGTCTTTTCCCAGTTTGATTCCATTGAGATAACTAGCCATCCTTACATCTACGGGTGGTGTAGCCAACTGCTTAAATTGTTCACTCTGTTGATTGATTGTGCCATTAGGAACTTTATACAGCTCAGCCGGATTACCGGGAACATAGTTAACCACTAACTTATTTGCTTGGTTTGGAGCCTTAATGTAGATTCCATTCGAAGCATTCAGATTCGGCTTAGCTACGCTAATCAAATGATTATCAGCAGTTAAGAATGCGTAAAGACGAGGATTTTCTCCTCCAACTCCGCAAATCTTAAATTCGTCACCAGCTTTGCAGCTAAGAACTTCATATTTATAACCGCCGGTTCTTGCTGGATCCAGTGAAACTGTTTCTCCAGGCTGGAATGCGAGTTTAATATTGTAATTTACATTGGCCGCTTCTGCAATGTTAGTTGCTGCCAAATGCGATGCATCAGGATTGTACTGATATGCTGCGAAGTTAGGCGATGAGCTATTAACGATAAGATTATTAGCATCACTAGGGGCATATAGAGTTATTAAATCTGCCTTTGCACCAGTTAGTGATTTTTGCAACAACTGGCCATCTTTGCCTAAAAAAGCCCATCCCAAGGCGGACGTTCCACCTCCAAGATTGGTGATAATGAAAATATCACCTGGTTGGCAAGTCTGATCAACAACTTGATAAGTTGGTGCATCATTTAATTCTGTATTTACTTTGGCGCCATAGTCAACATTTGTATTGATTGTCTTTCCTTTAGTTGTCACAAGCGGCAACAAGTGATTAGTAAGATAGAGATGATTAACATCATTGACTAACGACCTAGCACCATAATCGGTAATCTTAAGACCGCTGTCATGAATTACATTGCGAAGATCATTCTGCCCCATCGTGCCAGTTGTTAGAAAAATCTCAAAACGAACAGCCGAGGCTCCAGCAGAAGGTGCATACATGCCACCTGCAGATACATAAGTATGGGACAGAACTTTTCCATTAGAGTCGAACTCAAAAATGATGAAACTAGATAATGCCTTTGAATCAAAGTCAACCCTAAAAGTATGTGATCCACCCAGCACTCTAGGTGCCGAGTAAGCGTTCATCGAATTGTCCTTAGGTACAATTGCACCAGTGTTAAGATCAATGCTTCCTACGAACCACTGTAAGTCGACAACCTGGTCGGTCATAGCTTGCAAAGCACGTTTTGTAACCCCGTCCGAAGCGTCGAGATAAGTAATCCTTCGCTGAACCTCTGGGTCAATCCCAGCACTCTGATAAACACCGCAATCTTTCCAAGCCCCACTTACATAGATCCACTTGTGCCCAGTGTCTGCAGTCACCATAAGCCCAGGCTTGCCATTGGGATACTCAGATTTCAGTGCTGCTTCATTTTCAAACGTTTCGGGCTGTAGGCTCATTTTGCTAAGATAATCAACAATAAAATCTTGCCGAGCTTTGGTAGCGATGGCAGCATCTTGTTGAGCATCCTTCTGCTGTAATGCCTTATAGTTAGCATTCGCATTAACGATAGTTTCCTTCTGACTAATCGCCATATCCTGTGCATCTTCACGGCTAGGTAAATTAGCAAACCGCCCACGAGCGCCAGTAACTTCACCTTTCAGATCGCTAATGTCACCAGCGTTGGCATTTGCTTGTTTTTTAGCTTCCTTAGCGGTAGTAGCAGTATCACCAGAAACATTTGACTTCGCTTGATTGTTTAAGTCTTTGATTTCATCAAGCATGGCCTGACCTTTATCGTGAAAATCATGGAGCATAGTTTCCAAACGGCTGTCATAGGAAGACTTATCTGGATCGAAGTTAAATTCAATTGCATTCTTCATAACGGTAATCTTGACGTTAACTGATGAGATAGCTTTTTGTGTCTCTTTATCGACAATGCGAAACATCGTCTTGTCTGGATCATAAGTCCCGTCTGCTTGGAAAGTACCAGCTGGAAAGCGGAAGGTTAAATCACCCATATACAAATTATCGCCAGGTGTGTTTGTATTACACGTCCCAGCGATATAGATATTCTTCTTATTTGGATCATTGGAGAGGAATTCAACGTCTTTCCCTCGCATATCGAACAGATTATCACCATAACCGATATGCAGAGGCAATAGCAAATCGTCATCGCCAACACGTGGATTGATTACGTTTGACAGATCAACAATCTGCGTCGATTTCTTCATCAAATCAATTGTTACTCGCATTATTTGCCTCCTAGAGTGTCATAATCCAGCCGACCTCAATATATTCTTCGTCCGGCTCAGTTGTTCCGTCGTCTTGTCGTTGCACCCAAATATCTCCTGAATCACCTGTATTAAAGCTCCACATTAAAGATTGATTCTTATTCTGTGAGCTAAGTCGGTTGAATGCAACTCTACCACCCTGCATTGCCTCAGCAGGTAAACTAATTACCTTTAGTGGCGTATAGCCTTTCATTGGTGGCAAGGTAATTTGGCCGCTTAAAATTGCAATTGCAACGTGCGCGTTGAAATGGACAACCGTTGCTTTAAGGTCATCGCCGGCGACAGCACCGTTTAGGCCAGTGGCATCGTACTTCTCAACCTTCCCCATGTGAGGATCAGAAACCTTTGCTGCATTAATATTTTGAGCATTGATATCATTAGTAGTTAGTGTCTGTTGAAACGTATTAGGTGCAGTAAAAACGTTTGCTCCACCGTTGGTTGGCGCTAGACCTGCTCGGACAGCATTGGCGTTGTCATCAACAGCTTGAGCCAAGATATGATTTGAGTTCTCAATGCCTTGAGCCAACGCGTTAGCATCTTCAAGCCTTTGGTTAACATCAGCATTGAACTTTTCAATGTTAGCTAACGCTTGTTTCTTAGCTGTTTCAATCTCAGTATCATAATTACCAGCATTAAAGACAGCCCGAGCAAAACTGGCTTCGACTTCAAAGTAGCAAGTATTACTAGATAGTAGACGATCATCATTAGTAATCACTTGCAGATTGAAGTAAAGCATTCCAGGTGCTGAGAACGCAGCCGCCGGAATGGTGACGTACACCAGCCCAGCAACTGGGTTGAAGATCTTGTACTCCCCGATCGTCTGCACTCCGGTTCCATCAGGTTTAGCCGCATTGAATCGAATGTCCGAGATGTTATTAAGATTAAGTGGCCGATGCCCATAAGCTAGTTGAACTTTCAATGGCACGTCTTTATCAAGCTGACGGCCGTTAAAGGTTGCTCCCATGTTGTAGTACACCGTTTTAGGCTTATATAGATCCAGATAGATGATGTCTGGATTGTTCTCACTTGTTGGCACATTTTCACTTGTATAGTCCTTTGGTAAAAATAGTTCACTCACTACATTCCACCTCCTGCGTTATAAATATCATCTTGCTGGATGATTTCAAAGTTCTCAACCATTTGCTTTCTGAGCAATTTCCCGTTATTCATTGAGATATCATTTGTGTGTAATTGTTTCAAATAATCATCATCTTCCTATAAAAAAGAGCCGCGTTTTGCATTTCAGCGATTGCTTCATTAACCGCATCTATATTTTTGTTGAGCTTATCAATAAAATCAGCGTTAATCGATAGTTGACTAGGCATCCACAGTGTGGGGACATTGATGCCGCTAAAAGGATAATCAATATTTGTTTTTTGGATAGCCAAATTGATTGCTGATTGTAGTGCTTTTGTAGCGTCTTTTAAAAGGTGATACATCGCACGATTAAGCTCTGCCGGCAGTGTGTAGTCAAAACTACCACCTAGTTTCTCAATACATGCTTTGACCTGCGATAGATAATCGGCCGCATTAGCAATTGCCGGCTTGCCCGGATTAGCTGGCGTGACTGGCTTGTTCGGCGTAATAGGCTGCTGCTGTTGTTTTTCTTCTTCGGCAATCCACGTAGCCAGACGTTGCGCCATCTGTGTTTGCACTGCTTGCGCTGGATGGATTTGGCCGTCACCCAGCGTCTGATTGCGGTTGGCATACGTGATCAGCGGATTGTCGCGCCAGTCATAGGCAGGGCAATGATTGTCCTTAGCACACTGTTTGATCGCATCGTACATCGTCCGTTGACTGATGCCAGCACCGTTGACTGCACCATCATCAGCACCATAAACATAGCTAGGCGTTGGCAGTTCCACGTAGATATGGATTGTCGGATTGTCCGACCGAATCTTGGCAATACCTTTGGTCATCGCATCCTGGACTTGCGTTGTTGACGCATACGGCTGATTGTCAAAGTCATTGATGCCATATCCGAGCAAGACAACATCATAGTTTTTAAAGTTAAACTTGTTGACCTGTGGGATAAAGTCTTGACCATCGCGGTTGTCAGCGTACTTGGTCCCTCTGATCGCTTCGTTGTCGACTTCCCACCCTAACTGGTTCCCGATCGCTTGTGGGATCGTAGGATTGGCACGGGGATGATTACTCCCAGAGCCAGTCTGGCCCCACATTATCGAGTCACCAAGTACAATCATTTTGGTCACTCAAACCATCTCCTTTCTAAGCTCAGTGTTGTGCCACTAGCAATTGCCAGATGGTCACCCGTCTTTCTTGGTGATCAAATTGCCATTGTCATCAATCGTGACAACATAAACCGTCCCGTTTGGCGATCGCAGACGCAGTGCGTCAAACGGTTTCTGTTTGATCAGCGTCCACATGTTGTCGCCGTCAGCGTTGTTAAACAAAAAAGCACCCGTAGGTGCTAGCTTAGGTATCTTGTTTTGGCCGTCCGGACTGGCAACCAGCATCTCACCACCTTGTAGCTCGGTGGTCGAATGGTCAAATCCGACAAAAGCGCCGGGCTTAATCGTGTAGTTGCCGTTCGGGTCGGTTGGCTCAGCAACCGTGCTGTCCGGCTCTTTGATCAGCTTGCCGGCAATGTCGACGTCCTTGTCTAGCGCGCTCGTATAGCTCCCTAAACCAGTCTTGCTGTCGTGTTGCCACATGTCGGCGCTCGCCGGCTGATTACTGCCCCACGCCGCAATCCAGCGATAGACGCCCTGCTTGATCAGCGTGGCATCGTCAAACTTGGCGTAGTTGCTTAACGAGCAGTACAGGCCAGTGTTCCAGCCATAGCCCGCCCAAGCTTTGCGAAACGATTCAAAAATGCTTGGCCATGAGCCGGCAATCGTGCCTTCCATGTCCAGGAAGTAGTACACGTTCGGCTTAATATTTAGGCTCTTGGCATTGTTGACCGAGTACTGCAGCTCACCGTCCACACCCTCGTAGTAGTGATAGACATGGACAATCAGCCCTGCTTTGGTTGCGTTGCTGATATGGTCGGCTGCGTGCTCATCACGCGTCACGCCATGACCGATACGCACGACTACTGCTTTGACGCCGTTAGCTTTCAGGTTGGCCCAGTCGATACTGGTCGGCTGCCACTCCGATACGTCAACTACGTTTGCTGCTGTCAAATGCCTTCACCTCCGTTTCATTCCAAGCGTTGTTTGAATCATCCCTGTTATTGCTGCTAATGATCAGCGACTTAGTTTGCTCTTGCAGTCTGGACAAGTTAGTCTGTTGTGACCGCTGAAAATCAAGAATGTTAGCGGCATTGCTGTTTAGCGTAACCGTAGACGATTGCGTATGGCTGTATGGATATTTCTGATACCCAACCAAGCCAACTTTGGTGACATAGTCAGCTGGCCGAATTTCCAACCGTACCATATCGCCTTCTACAATTTCTTTGCCAGGGTCAACCGTAAGCTGCAGCGTGAAGTCTGGGTTAGCTTTGAATTGCGACTCGGCGTAAGCTTTCATCTGTTCTTTGTCAGTGATGGTATCGCTGGTAATATCATCCCCGACGAACAGCCCCCAACGCTGACGGCTGGTTTCATCGACAAAATAAAAAGGAGCAAAGTAGTACTGCTCCTTAGAATCGGTTGTAGATGCCGTTCCATCATCACTGGATGAACCACCGGCAACGATTTTGGCCATATCATAGTTACGCTCCCACCATGTCGGCGGGTAGTAGCTGATTGGCTCCGTCTTGCACACCTCGCCAGGCTGTGGCTCATAGATCATCGTGTTGTTGTCCAGAGCCATACAGATGTGATGGCTGGCGCCTTTCGATCCGTAGAAACCCATGTCGCCGGTTTGTACCTGATCACGGCTGATTTCGTGGCCATAGGATTCCATTGCTACCGTATAGGCGGGGATATTGATTCCGAAATCATAGTAGACTCTACTAACAAAGCTCGAGCAGTCCATTCCATCATATGGATTGGCAACGCCAACAGGTCGACCATAGCCATATTTATATGGGACACCGAGATACTTCTTGGCGTCGGCAATCACTGCTTGAGCGCCACCACTGGCAGTCAGTGATCCATTTGGCAACCCGGTATCACTGGTAGTCTGGATTTCCTGTGTCGCACCAACCAGACGGGCAGCGTTTGTCATATCGGTTGTGTCATACTGCAGCTGGACTTCTGACGTATCACGCAGATAGTCATAGCGGTGGCCATAGTCTTTGTAGAACTCGTCATGCGAGTAGATACGCAGATTAAGGTTATCTGGCCAAAAGACCGCTGACGGCCACGCCTCCAGAATCCGGCTGATAGCGTCCTTGCCAGAACCGGCTGCATAAGGGTTTTCAACCATTGCATTGTTAAAGCTGCCGATTACCTGGTAGGTGATGTTCCAGTTCTTACCGTTATCGCCACCAAAAAAGGCATTAAGGATATCGCTTGGAGATACCGACTGAGCGACTGTGTCAGTATTATTAGGCACGTCCAGGGATACATTGCTGTTGCCAGTATGCGAGTACTGCCCCCAATCGACCGGATCACTACCGTAGATGTGCATTCGGCTGATTTCGCCGGAGATGTGCTGCAACGTAACGGCTGTTGTGCCAATGCCACCGGAGTAGTCCGGCTCGCACTGCTTGATGACAAACCACTGGCCGTCAATCTCAACCATGTTCTGCACGGTCAGCATTTGATAGGCGACGGACTCGTCATCCCAAGCCGTAAAGTACGCTTGGTACGTGTTATTAACTTCCCAACTGATATAGATGCTGTCTTCCAGTGCCGAGTGGAGCATGGCGATCTGATCATCACCGTCAGGCACCTTCAGAACATGATCTTTGGTAGCAGCTACCTTTAAAACTACGCTCATGACAAATAAATGAACGGAAAGCTGAACGTGATGTCCACACTGCCGGCTCCTTCGGCAGTAAAGCTGTTCCATCCGGGCTCCAGCGATATTGTCCCGTAGTCAGTCTTGGTGTTGGCAAGATTGCCGTCAAGATAGGTATTGACACCATTGAGCACAACCGTATGACTGCCGTCGTTAGATTGCGTATACTGCCAGCTCGTGCCATTGGTCTTGTTGGTAAGCTTAATGGAGTTGCCGTTAAACTTGCATGAGATTTTAAGATCATGGCGCTGATAATACGGGTCAATCGCAATGTCGCTGGCATTGTAGACGTTAAAACTCGTTGACGTAAAATGATAGCTCGGCAAAGGCTCAGGCAGATTCATGCCGAATTGCCAGCCATCAGTCGTGCTTGGCAGTGAATCACTCCGATACAGCGAATAACGATAACCGTTCGGTACGTCAAACGGAATTGAAAAGTTGGCGTCGTTAGACCCTGGGGTAATCGGCGCAATATCAAATGGCGTTGGGATGCCAAAGTATACCTTGCCTGGACTAGTGTCAGTCCGTACCCGAACCAACTTGCGCGAGCCAAACAGTCGATAAAGCTCATGTTTGGCCAATACTAAATCATCATATCCGCCAAAGCTGAGCCAGAATTTCTCGCTGAACGTCCTTTTAGCGAAAGTCTGGCCGGCAAATGGCGAGCCATCAGTGCCAGTCGTATCTTGGTACTGATTGGTAAATTGTGGCGACGAGCTGGCGTCGTCCAATCCGAGATAACGCAGTCCGGTTATCTGATCGCAGAGATTAACTTCCTGCTGATCGCCAACCTTGATCATGATATATGGATCCGACATCTGCTCATCCCCTTCCTAGAATCCTAATTGACGCATGCGCGCGTCTTTTGCTTCCTTTTTGTACAACTGTTGCATGTCGAGACTGCCTTGAGCTTTAATCGCGTCTACCTGATCGCCGCTCAGACGCAACAAAATATCAAACTTGGACAGTAATTCGTCTAACTTATGGCTCAGAGCGTCTGATTGGCGATCATTTCCGCCGACATATTGAGCATTATGGCTCAAAGTAGGATCATCGTTGCGGAATCTGGTAACGACCTCGCCAAGCAGCTGATATGCACGTGACCGTCTGCTGATGTCGGTCGGGATGACATATTCTGGCATGTCCTTTTCCGCGATCTCATAAACGCCATGGTTAGAGATCAGACCGCCATTAGCCCAGCCGTGGCCTTGGCCAACATTGCCCCAGCCACCTTCACCGCCATGTTCCAAAGCGTTGATAGCGGCTAAGATCTGGTCATATCCATTAAGGAGTTGCTTGTGGCCAGGAATTGCCCAGCGGTTAAAAGTCTTTGGGATAAACTGCAGCAGCCCTTGCGCGGGATTGCCGTTTGCCATGTTAATATCCCAGACCTTTTGCGGTACGGTTGGATTACCGCCAGATTCGGTTTGGATCTGCTTTAACAGCTTGGAAACCTTTGTGGCGGTAGCTTCAACGCCCAAAGTCTTGAAGGCTTTGATGATGTAAGGCCGCCAACGTTCAACCCCAGCACCGCCTGGGTTGGCAAGCGTCTCAAACTGTTTCTTGATCCAGTTGCCCATCTGTTTAGCGATATAAACCGGCACGTCCTTAACCAACTCCGCAGCAAACTTAACCGGCGTGCTGACGTGGACAAATTTTTGGAATACGGATTCCATAAACTCGACCGGCTTTGACATGATTTTGTCGACCATGCCTAAAACATCATCAGTTGCATCCCCGACTTTGCTGAGCAGTGAACTGAAAGCATTGCCTACACCATCTGCATAATGTGGAATCATCCCGAACATACGCGACAGCTGATAGCTCCGTTCGCCATCAAGCACACTGGTACCTTTTGGCAACGGCAAAATCAAGTTGCGTTTAGCCGGGAACATCCCAACTTGGCCATCTTTGGTCATAAACATCTCACGGTAGTGTGCCGTCAAGCCGTCATTGACTTTGGCCAAACCGCCGGGATGAGTGTCATTGGTCCCGTTGGCATAGCTTGGCATCGAAATGCTGAAATCTCCGCCAATCTTAGAACCGCCGACTTTGTCCAGAACCCAGTTGATGCCACCTTTGATGTCGTCAATCATGGTCTTAAACGGCTTGAGTACGCCATTTACCAAGTCGACAAAATGGCGATGCACACTGCCAACTGCATTGCTAATCGCGTCTTGAATCTCACCGAAAATGTCCTGCCAAATCTTAAGCATGTCGCCCAAACGACCGCCCGTCAGGTCATTCAGCTTGTTGTACATATCAGAAAAGATCTTGCGGTTGAACTTAAACATGTCCTGTGCAGTACGTTCGGTGTCTTCGCCTAAGCGATCCCAACGCCCCGAAACAAGATCATGCCAAGTAGTAGTCCGGTCCTCGATAACTTTATAGCCAGCTTGGAACGTAGACTTATGCTTGTTAAACATCTGCTGAGCCGATCGCACAGTTTCACCGCTCAGCTTGTCCCAGCCGCGTTTTACATTATCAGCTCCATCACTGGCCTTCTTCTTAAGGTCTTGCCAACCTTCAGCAGCTCCTTTTTTAATAGAAGACCATGCTTTTTTAGCGTTTTTAGCAACACCATTACAGAAACTACGAAACTTCTTGCTATGTTGGTATAAGAAACTGAATGCAGCCGTAGCTAACTCAATTCCTGTAATTAATGCACCTAATGGATTTGCACGCGCAGCTAAGCCAATCGCTTTAATCGATGTCACAGCTGATAATTTAATAGCTGTAAAGGCACTTTTCGACGTAACCGCTGCGGCTTTAGCAGTCATGCCAAGATTTCTTATGCTGATCTTGGCGCTTGCTGTTTCAGCACTTGCCTTAACCTTAATCTTTCGAGGAACCCTTTTAACAGTAGCATTAAAAGAACTTATCTTACCTTTAGCAGAAGTTGTTGAAGCAACTGCTTTCGTTTTGACAGTTTTAGGAACTTGTTTAAGCTTTCTGTTGTATCCACTAATCTTTTCTTTAGCAGCTGATACTGGAGCAGATACCTTAGTCTTAACTTTGGTAGGTACTTTCTTAAGCTTGTTCCCATAAGCATCAATGCTATCACTAACGCGATTGTATTTATCTGGCAGCTCTTTAAGCCCGTCTCGAGTTTTTTGAATAGCAGTAATTGGAAACTTCACCGCTTTGAAAGTAGATTGCAAAAGCTTAACCGATGGCAACAAGATCGTCGTCGCCTTATTAATAAGCAAAAGGGCTGCTGCAGTCTGAGCAAATGCCTTTGGATGCTTAGCTGCAAAACCACCAATGATTTTTAAGATTGGTTCTAAGTCTTTCAAAGTTTGAACGAAAACCTTAAAAGATGTTCCTGAAAAAGATTTAAAAGTATTAAACATCTCTTTCAGATCGCCTTTATGTTTAACAGCGTTTTGGCCAAGCTTAATTATCAAACTGTTTAGCTTTTCCAAACCGCTATTCATCATCTTACCGAAATCAAAGTTACTGTTTTTACTAAGAGCTTTTGTAACGCTTGTTACTTGAGAAGTAAGGGTATCACCTAATTTAGAAAATTCTTTTTTCGTTTCATCAGCCATAACCCACTTTGAAACTTGCCCAAGCAATGGATTTTTCATCTCTCGAATTGGTTTGTAGAATGCTTCTAGTAAAGCGGGTGCTTGCGTCTTAACCGCTCGAACCATACCAGGTCCAGTCTTCATAAGGTTTTCTGAAGCTTTTTGATATTTATCGCCAAGCTCATTCATAACTGTTTCCGCATCCTTGGCTGAAATCTTTCCGGCCGACATTTGATCGCGAAGAGTTTCCATCGTCAGCTTGCTGTTATTTTGAACCTTACGCTCATATTCAAGCAGTTTTTCACCATACATAGGCAATTGATCAGTGATCATATTAAAGTCGCCAAGCTGCATACGACCACTCGATAACATGTGAGTGAAGTTAAGCCCAAGACGTTTAACATTCTCATCAGTCATATTTAAAGTATCGCCAAGCGTCAAGACAGACTTAGTAAGCTTTTCGGTTCTTGGTGCATTATCAAACACGTGATAGAATTGCTGATTCAACTCATCAACGACCTCAATGTTTTGACCATAAGCTGCCGCAAGTTTGTTCCCGATGTTAACCATGTTCTGCCCTTTACCAGCACTGCCAGTAAGAGTATCCCAAGTAGCTACCATCGTTTGCTGCTTATCATCATATTCTTTGACTGATTCGGTTAATAATGAGAAGGACTCATGAACCTTGCCTAATGCAGAAGTAAAAAGGTTAGCAGCAACATTAGCCGAGAAAATCTTAGAAAAAAGCGAGTGGCTTTTTTCCGCAGCTTCGTTTGACTTTTCGAGCTTTTCGCGAACACCAGAAAGAAACGCTGGATGATTCTTATCCAAATCCTTACTCAAAACCTTAATCTTTCCATCAGTTTGAGTAATCTCTAATCGCAGTTCATCAAGTTTATTCTTCTGCTCTTTATAAGCATTTGAAGCCTTGCCACTGTTTTCAGCAACTTGAGCCACCACTTGCTTTTGAGCATTATATTGCTCTTTTAACGAAGTGAGGGAAGTTTTCATTCCATCAAGTTCTGCTCGCTGAGCCTTAACGTTTTTCCCTTCTGCTTTCAGTTGTTCGACGAAAATCTCATTACTTCTTGCCGTTAGCTTGTAAGAATGCTGAAGATCTGCCAAACCACTTGACTGATAAGCATAGTAATTTTTCGCTCGTTCAGCTTGTGATTCATAACTAGCCAATTGCCGATTAGCTTGACTAATTTGCTTCTCAAGCTTTAACCATTGATCAGCTTGTTCCTTATTAGATTGATCAAGCCCTGATTGCCGAGTGCGCAATTCTTCAATCTTTGCGTATTGAAGTTCCATTGCTTGATTAAGACCATTAATCCGTGCTTTAGTCGCTTCTATATAATTTCCAGATGACTTGAGGGAAAGCTCTTGAGCTTTCCAAGAGTTTGTAACTGCAGAGATGGCGCTGTTGAAAGCCTTCATAGAACCAATTGCAGTAATCGTGTCAACGGTAATTCGCGTCGACATTTCATTTTGTACTTTCAAAAGCTATCCACCTCCAAACAATGCTGATAACTGTGCGTGCGCTTCTTCTGGATCCATCGGTCGTTCTTCCTTTGGTCGAGCCTTCAGAATTTCCAACAATTCAAGATAGTTTTGACCATCAATATCATTTGGCAAAATTCCCGCAGCGGTTAGTAACTGCTGCCTTAAATAATTAATGTCTTCAATTTCTTGATCTATTTGGTGTGATTGTCGGCGAATTTCGCCGTTTGTTCTTTTGGGGCCTCTTCATTATCAGTAAGCGAATCATTCCACTCTTCTTCGGAAATCCCGTTAATCCGCGCTTTCAAATAACCAAGATAGCTCCCTAATGTAAGCGGCGTTAGGTTTGACATAACACGATCAGGTTTAATATTAAGAATTTCAGAAACCGTTTCTACCACTTTCGTGTAGAATTCAATCTCTTGAGTAGTAGCTTTTTCAAATGAGTCTTCGCCCTTACGATTCTTTTTACTACCTGCCTTAGCAGCATCCAAAGACATCTTAATTAGATTGTCTAGCTTTAACAGCTCACCAATTGATCCGTTAATTGAAACTGGCTGCTTAATGCCAAACAGGGATGCATCTACTTTAATTTTTTCCATTTTTGACACCTCATATCAGCCGCCCCATTGGTACTGTGTATTTACTAGGCGACTTTAAATTTTTTAGCCATGAACAACAGTGCTACCAGAAGTAGTGGTTTGACCATGCTTCGTAATATCGTCACCGGCATAGCCACCGAATACTTCCTTAAGCATAGCTGCAGCGCTGTATCCAGTTGCTCCACTGTTCCATTGTTTGTATGGTTGTTGCGTACCCTTAGAGTTGACAAAGACAGTGTCATCAATCGGCGTCAAAGCTTGATAGGTAAATGCAGCGTTGGCGTCAGTTTCGTTTTTGTTGTTGGTACCATGATTACGAGTCGGCATAATCATTTCACCATTGGCAAAGCCGTCAAAGTACTTGTTACCCTTAAAATCGTCAGAGCAGATCAGCATTGCAACGTGTGGCTTATCGCCTAAAGCGGCACCACCCGTTGCATCTAATTCATAGCCATTACATTTCATGGCAATTTCGTACGGCAAATCAAGATACGTTACAGCAACTTGTGGCGTTGGCGCACCATGAGCCGTACGCTTAACCTTGTTGTTAGCGTACTGTGGCGTACCTGCTTCTTCGATGTTAGTGATATTGGCAGTCGTGGCACCTTCGCCATCACCGTCCAACAGCACTACGCCGGACTCAGAGAGCCCCTTTTGAGCGTCAGCAATAATTTTTCCAGCATCGTCAATCATCGCCAACGCGATCCAATTGATACCGGAAGTGGAAACACCTGCGGACATTTAATTCCCCTCCTTGATAATTTCATCCTTTGCAAAATAAAAGACCTTCGTCACCTGCTTAGTGTCGGGGTCTTTGATGTGATTTTTCGATTGTTCAACAGTCCAACCATTGTCAACAAACAACCGTGCTAATGCCTGTTCGCCATCTAGTGCGCTGATATCATTGTCGAGCTTGTAGAATATCTGAACTTCCACGCCTACCGTCCATCCCTTGAAAGTATGGTTGGCATAGTAGGTAGGCTCGTTTAGCCATTCTGTAATCAAGCAGATTGTCTTACTTTCGTAATTAGACTCTTCCTCTGGGATTGAATCGGTATAAATCTCATCAATCCAGTCATTAAACTTGCCATCGAGCAGATCTAACGCTTGAAAAACTGGCAATTCCATCATTTGACACCACCATTTCTTGCGTCAAGAACCTTCTTTTCTGCTGCAAAAACCTTGTCAGCTGAATCGCGACGCGCATTGTCAGCAAAGTGAGTAGCCTTCATCTTAACAGTCCCGTCATTTAGAAACCTGGCGATATAGGCTTTTTGACCAAAGCCGACAACGGAATTGCCGTCATCTTCGCCGTCAATGTCAGTATTTTGAAAGCCAACATTGTCTTGCAGGTGGCCATACTTTGGATTTTTCTTTGTCGAGCGCGGGGTTGCTTTGCGCAACTCGTCTGCTAAAACTTTTGCTCCAGCAGCAGTCATCGCTTTCTTCGTAGCATGATCAGGAATGGCAAATTTTTCGGCATTCTTGCCAAATACCTCTAGCATTTTACCGAGATCATCCATTAGTAGCACCAGCTTTCTTAGTGTCCTTAAGCGTCAGCAGATCATAACGCGTGGTCGTATGGCTTTCATCCCTGGATATGGTCAAAATGTCATATACCGTGCTGTCACCCTTAAATCTCACCTTGAGTTGTTTGTCAACGCGATACTGGGAACGGACAGCTACTACCGTTGTATCTGCTAATGCCGTCCCAACCAAAGCGTACTGCTGTGATTGAGACCGCTGATAGATTGCGCAGTGCAGAGTTTGAGTTGGTACAAATTTTTGCTTTGACCCGCCTAACGTTCTGCTGGGCACGGTTGATACAGTTCCTAGCTCAATTATGTGGTTCAGACGGCTGATTGGTAGTTTCATCTTGGTTCGCCTCCCAAACGTCGTATCGTCCACGCAACTGACCAATGATGCTGTTGACGGTCAGATCAATCTCGTATGTCTGGATATCCGACATGCTGAGGCGGTATTGGTAGTAGGTAGCTGCAAGCGACTTTACCGCCATATCAAATAACGGTGAAACGTTGCTTTGCGTATAAAATGCATCTCCATCACCAATCGCGCCTTTAACGTACTGTTCGGCTGCATCAATGTAGGCCTGCAGCAGTACGTCATCATCCGTGCCGTCAAGGTACAGCACCTTTTTTACATCGTCTACTGATACAGCCATTTAAATCGCCTACTTGCCAGCGCCTGCAGAAGCTTGGAAGTTAGCCGTTTGGTCAGCAACCGTCGTAAATGAGCCGACCGCGTATGCATCACCATCAACTTGTTCAACGTCGAAACGGTCGATGACACGGATCTTAGTTTGGTCTTTTTCGAAAGCACCAGCACCAATGTTAGTAGTCAGCAGGCTCATATTTTCACGGTCGAACAGCGTGATAGCTTGCTTAAAGTCACCGTAGTACAGTGGATGAGCGCTAGATACGTCTGGGAGCCAACGGTCAGCAACTACCGTGACTGGCTTGCCACCAATTCGATAGATTTCTGGGCTGGTTGGGTCGCGCTGTACCAGGTAGTTACCCATTGCGTTCTTAACCTTGGCCAGAACGGCAAAACCAGATTGGTTGGTCAAGAACGATGACGTAGCGTTGATTGCTGGGTCAAGCGCGGTCAGTTCCAGGTCCTTGATGTCATCAAACTTAGCAATCGTTGGCTTCTTAGATGCCTTATTCATAACTTCCAGAATAGCTTGGTTACGAGTAACGACAACCTTGCGGGCAATCCAAGTAGACAGCCAAGCAATGATGTTTTCAGCCGTATCCTTCAGCAGCGTGTTAGTTACGGTCGTGATACCAGCGTAGCGCTTGATCAGGTACTTGATCGTAGTCAGTTCTGGATCATCGTTATCGCCGATTTCAGCAGTTTCGTCATCCAGTGATGCCAATGGCTTGATATCCGAGAACTTTTCGTAAACCCGCGAACCAGATTCGGTCGTTACAGATTCCACACGAACCAAGTTCTGCAGAGATGCATATTGACGTACCAGAGTATTGATAGTCGTGCGAATGTCATCTGGAATCGTCAAACCACCATTACCAGTGCCAGACGTACCCGTAGTAACCATATCTTTAAATTCCTTGACAAACTTGTCTTTCATCGACAATTCGCTGTCAGTCAATGGCTTTTTGTCTTCATCGTGCATCTTAACTACTTCTGCGGCGCGCGCCTCGTTAAGTTGGTCTTTCAGAGCATTGCGACGTTGCTTTGCTTGGTCGCGTTGTTCTTTCAGATCAGCGAAAGCTGCTTGATCAAAAGAGTCGTCCATCAGAGCGACGTTAAGCTTTTCGTTCAGATCAGAAACCTTTTGGCCGGCTTCAATCCAAGCGTTGTTCAGTTCATTGATTCCCATGTTGGGCCTCCTTTTTGTCTAATAAAATAGCCAGCTTTTCGTCATACATAGACGGAGCTGGCTTTTCTTCTGGCTTTGGCTGTTCAGCCTTGGCCATAAGCGTCATAAATTTGTTGATTGCGGCGTGAGTAGGGATACTGTGGACAGCATTGACCACTTGTGGCTGATTTTCATCAGCAAACATGATTTTGTCGGCAAAGCCCTTGTCAACGGCATCTTTGGCCGTCATCCAAGTTTCGTCTGCCATCAGTTTTTCGATTTCATCCCGCTTTAAGCCGGTTTTGGCTTCGTAAGCGTTGATAATCGTCTGGTCAACGGTATCCATCATCTTGGAATCATGGTCGAGATCATCGGCGTTGCCTTGCGTTACGGTCCATGCCTTATGGATCATCATCTGTGCGGTTGGCGACATGTTAATCTCATCCCCAGCCATTGCGATAACCGATGCGGCACTAGCAGCTAGGCCCAGCACGTTAACCGTAACTTTGCCGGGATAGTCGCGCAGCATCGTATAGATTTCAGACGCTGCGTGTACGTCCCCACCTGGCGATGCAATGTCTACCACCAGATCATCATCGGCATCGGCTAACATTCGTTCAACCGCCTGAGGATAGGCGGAATCCAGATCAAACCAGCTGTAGAATTTGCCAGTCATATTGTCGACAACATCACCTTTAATGTTAATCTTGGTCATCGTTCTCACCTCCCTTCTCTGGCTCTTCTGCTTTAGGAAGCTCGCCAGGCAGATATCCAGACTGTTCAAGCACATAAGCTGCTTGGTTGCCTGCCAGAGTTCCCGATTTAACCATTGATGAAATCGTGCTGGCAAACGTATCGCCAAGCGGATCAACGGCCGGTCGCAGATCCAGCTTGACATCGCCAGTCAGCTTGTTGCTGAGCTCGCTATCAATTGCCTTGGCAAATCGGCTCAACGACTTGGCGTAGTCGTTGCCCATCATAGCCAGTGACGACCGTTGGTCCCCTTGTCCGTTGATAACGGAGTCGGATACGCCATAGACCTTGGCAATCTGAGCACCGGTCCAATTGGCTTGATTCAGCAGTTGAGCAACATTGCCTTGGATTTCCAACGGCTGATAGTCTTCCAAATCATCAAGCACGATTGGCCCACTACCTGATGCTTGCATTTGCTGCATAAATCTCCGTGAGCGTTGGGCCTTCTCTTTAGCATTCAGCAGGCCGCCTTTTTGAATCTTTAAAACACCAGGCGCAGAAATTGATCGAGCCAGAGCAGACAGCGTCAAGCGATTGCTGGCCTTACTGATGTTAAGCTCGTTAGCCAATGCAGACAGTGGGCTGATCCCGGTTTTACCACCGTTTTTGGACAAAAGCCGAATATGGATCATGTCTGATTGTGGTATAGCCTCCATGACGCCAATGCTTGGCTCATCAAACGTAACCGTATAGATCAGCCCTGAACCGTCTTCCAGCAAGTATGGCAATACTTGCGACGGCCTCAGATACTCCCAGAAACTGTCAATACCGTTGTTGTTACGCCAACGGTAGGCAAAGCACTCACCGCCAAGCAATAGCTGAGCGAACATGGACTGCCAGAAAGCATGAGCGTTACTGGTAACCGTGGGATTATCTAACATCCCTTGTGTCCGTGACTTTTCCGCCACGAATCGGCCATTTGCCAAATCAGAACTCAGTTGGAAAATCAGCGAGTAGACGTCAGAGTTGTGCAGAGCAGTTGACGCATCCACATAATCGCTAGTGCCGTTTGGATTGAGGAAATTGATAATGCTTTGATCATCTGCGATCGATAAAACAGAGTTAGCTTTATTTCTCAGTTTAAAAATCGGCATTCAATCACCTCCTTTCAGCTTGCAATCATCTCGGTAATCAGTCCAACCATAATCAGCGCAATACCGACTGCAAAAATGCCAGCCGTGATGCTCAATCTAAAAAAGCCCCAGACGATAAAAAACGCTGCGGCTAAAAAACATAAAACATCAATATATTTCCAGATAAATTTCAGCATAGGCAGCCTCCTCTACAGCAAACCGGAGTCTTCGTTCTCAAACCAAGCTTTGACTTGCTCACTGGTCATCAGTTCGACCTGCTTTGATTTGTCGTTAGCAATCCCGAAGTCCTCAAAGTGATACATAGCTTGATAGAGAGCGTCAATAATTGCGTCCACAACGTCAATTTTCAGCGTTGCTTTGGCTTTGTCGACCTGTATGCCAATCTTGTCCTGGATAATTTCGGCGTTAACAAGTGCTTTTTCCATGATTTCATCATCATCCCGCGTGATTGACGACTCAACAAAGCCCTTCTGCAGGAACTTAGTCGGGTCTTTCAGCTCACTGGTACGCTGCCGAATCGGGTTCAACGGCCATTCAGTGTTGATTTCCATCTGTTTGATCGCATTGGTTGCTCCCCACGCGTCATATCCAAAAAATAGGACCTTGAGATCATTGTCGGCCACGAAATCAAGCAGCCATTGATAGACCTGGTCGTCATTGATCAAGCCTTGTGGATGACTGGTGATTGTGCAGTAGCCTTTTCTTGCTAGTTCCCGATACTCAATCCCGTCTTGTTTTTCCTTGGCCTCGATCGAACCGGCTTTTTGCCATGGAATAAAACTATGCTGTTTGACATGCCATTTCTGGTTGCCGTCAGCGTCGGTGTACGGGAATACAAAGGCAATTGCCGTATTGTCAGAAAACATAGAGTAGTCAAAGCCAATATAGACTTGCCGGCCAAGAAAATTAAAATCATTTTTAACCGCTCGCTCAATGTCGGCCAGCTTTAGAAATGAGTTAGTAGCTTCCTGGAGCCACATGTTCAGGTTCTTGTTTTGAAAACGGTCGATATGGCCGGCCATTGCCTCGTTGTTTCGGCTGTTAGTCAAGCCTTTGAATAGCACTTCTTTTTGGCTGTCCAAGTAAAGCAACGGGTTCGACTTGTACCATGTTTCAGGCTTAAAGGTTTCATCAAGGCTATCTTGACACCAGATCAGTCCCAGATAGTTGTCACCATCACGCTTATAGTCCTGCTCCATGATCGTTTGAGCCAGCTTCTCATCAGCATGATATGGCACTGTCGGGTCTGGATAGGCTGTTGAGATCTCAATGTACTGATGATTAGGCACCTTAACTTGACCGGAAGTAATCTTTGCTGAGCCTTCATCAGTGTGAATATTGCCGATTTCGTCAAATACCGCCGTTTTGAAGTGGTAGGAGTCGTACTTCCCTGAGTTAAACGTGATTGGCCGGATAACGTTGTTGACTTTGCGCATCGTAATCTTATTGTGCAGTACGGCCAACTCAACTTCCTTGGCAAGCTTGCCAAAAACAGGCTGCTGCTCGATAATTCTTGGAATCATGCTGCTGATATAGCCAAAAAGCTTACCGGTCTGGTCTGCATTTTCGGCAGTAACAAGGTAGTCTTGGTTGGATAGCCCCATTGACTCAATCAGATACGTATAGCACATGTAGATAGCCATGAGATAGGTCTTACCTTGACCACGTGCCACCGAAAGTATGCAGCGGTCAAACCGTTTTAAATTTGACTCATCCCGCCAGCCGAATAGCATACAAAAGATGAACTTCTGCCAGTCCATTAGCGGAACAGGCACGCCGGTATCAACGTTCGGGGCAATCGACGCGAATTTAAGGATCTTATGACATTCTTTAGCGCTGTAGTGATAGTGAAAATCGGCATCCCCCACACGTTGCAGGTCTCTCAGATGTCTAAAAGCGGCTAGTTTGATCAGATATCCAGTCAGAATCTTTTCATCAAGCACGTCAAAGGCGTACCGTGTGCCAGAATCTTGATACTGTTTGCGGATATCATCAAAGTTGATGCTGTGATAAGCCCCAAGCACGTCATGTGTTTGTGTCAAATCAATCTTCAACTATACCAACCCCGCTTCTTTCATCTGATCGCTGATTGATTTCTCTTTCTTCTGGCTCGCAATCTGCATTAGGTCCTGCCTACCCTTAGGCGTCAGGCCGAGCTGAATGCCAATCGAGTTAAGCTGCTTGTTTGCATCGGTCATGATCCCAACGGCTGGATTCTTTCGATATCCGGTAAAATCCTTGCCGATGATCTCGCCGGCTGCATTCTGCAAAGACGTAAATAATTTGGTTTGGATGCCGTTTTCCTGTACGTCAGCATACGCCTGACGGTAGATTTCGTACTGAGTACAGTACTGTTCGACCATGCCAGCATCGATTCGCTGGACCCGCTCGGTGCTCTCCAGATATGGCACTATTTTTCGCCAGCAAGCAGCGGCAATCGGTCCAAAATAGTTAGGCGGATTTGGTGGCAAATGGCCGTGATTTTGCTTAAAAAACACCTGTTTTGGCATTTTTGGCTCTCCTTTCTGCAGATTCGGAACGTTCCGGAGCCCCCCTGGGGTAAAATTTTTTAAAATCGCATTTTTGTAAGAGACGGCTGAACTGTGTGCGCTCCTTTTTTCGAGCGATTGGGGGGCGGGGGTAAATTTTAAAAGCCGATTCGATAAATTCATCAAAAAAATTTAAAACGCAAGAGAACGCAATTCTGGGGCTCTCACAGCGTCATGAGTTTTGCTATAACGTCCACCGCTCGGATTGGCTCGGCACCAGCTATCAGCTCATTGTCTTTGCCAGTTCCATAGTGTCGTTGCTCCCAAGCTGTCTTGAGCCTATGGCAGTCTCGACAGATGGTTGCCAGGTTGGCAGTGTCTGCCTGCAGTTTGTTGTCGAACTCGATTGGTATGACGTGATCAACGGTCTTGGAGTTTGGCTTGCCACAGTACTGACAGACATAGTGATCGCGCTCAAGTACTTGCTTGCGTAGTGACTGCCACTGTCTGGATTTGTAGAAGTGGTACTGCGCTGACTTAATATCATCACGATATCTTGTGACACTGTTGTACTTGCGCTGGTATTCGGCCTTGTGCGATCGTGCCCACTTCTGACGGTTGGCCAGATACTCAGCCTCATGCTCATAGTGTTGCTTGCAGTAGTGGTCAGGTAGCTGGCACATCGCATGGCACCCTGGTTGTCTGCAGCGTCTAACTCTTGGCATGGTCAGCACCTCGTTTCTTTTTAACGTGCAGAGTTGGTGGCTTGATTGAATACTCAGACGGTTTGCCTTTAACTCGATTGGGATGTTGATTGCGATAGATTGCATCAGCCAATACAAGTAGCTTATGTTCTTCGTGTGAGCATACGCCCCAGTCTTTGTACACTCTCATCAAGTCACCTCCTTAGCCAAAATAAAAAGCCAGCCGTTAAGCTGACTTGCTATTTAATAATATTAATTACTAATACTGACACCACTAAAACAAACCAAATATAAAACAGTAATGTTCCTAAAAATTTAGTAAGCTTTTCCATCTTCTCCTATTGCCCCAAAATTTGTTCCACCGGTTGTTTCACTAAATTCTCTATCTAATTTTCTACAAAGTGGACTATCAGCTTTGATCATTTCATCAGTATTAATTGCTGTTACTCGTTTAATATGGCTTCCACGGACAAAATAATATTGACTATCGCCAAAGCTAGAATCTGTTCGATTACCATTAACATTCGTCATTTTGAAAAAGCCAATTTCATTAGCTGGAGTTGTAAATTTAATAAGTAGTTCATCATAAATATAATTCCCTATCTTGTCTTTGCCAGTCCCTAAAAATTTTGGAACAATAATGATACTTCTTCTCGGGAACAATCCATGACTTGACCAATAGTCCTTTCGTACTAAGGAATTATCATAAAAATGGTATTTTAATATTATTGAATAATCATAGACAACATTATTTGAAATATTTTCTATATTTATAAATCTATAGTTTTCACCATTTCTATTATTTAACATGGTATTTATTTGGCTTAAAGTTCGATTGTTGCCCCAAAACAACATTTTTGTTTTTGCTTGAGGTTTGGGAGTATACGTGACAGAAAATCTAGGCCTTGATTCTTCAACATGAACAGCACGTGTGATATTTTCTTGTCTTCCTTGTTGCCAAATAACAGCAATAAAAGCAAGGATAGTTCCAATACTCCCAGCCCAATCAGCAACAGAGCCTACATCAGTTGTTGCCCATTTTATAAATGAATTAAATCCATGCAAAGCAAAATAAACAACACCTACAATAGCGACAACAGCTAATAAAGTGTAAATTACTTGCTGATATTTTTTACATAATTCTTTTACCCTTTTCATAGAAATCACCCAATTACCTATAATACAAAAGCCTAGCCATTATAGCTAGACTCTGAATGGGTGATATGTAGTTTAACGTCATTTCGGACAATGACGGCCTGTGGAGTTGAACCATAGCATCCTCATCTGAAGTACAGGGATGACCGTGCCGCCTGCCTTTCTGAGCCTAAATCGAAAGACAAGAGAGTGAATTGCGCTACTCTCAACGGAAGCAACAGGATTCGAACCTGCGAAAGTCTATAAAAGGACTTTACCAATTTAGCAAATTGGCGCTTTAAGCCACTCAGCCATGCTTCCACGCTGACGGGATTCGCCCGTCACGTTGTCCTGGCAGGTATATTGTCGTTGATAGAAATTAAAGCCAGGAAAAGGATAGGTAAGGGACTCGCACCCTTTTTGCGCTGCGACATGATGGTTGGAACGCAGTGCCCACCTGGGACCTTCCAGCCAGTGAAACTAAACACTGACAATGCGCTGCTGTGTGTCAGCGCAATACCGCACGGCGGAGTTGGACCGCCAACTATTGAGGTACACATATAGCTAACCGTATGCGGTGCCTAGTTTATGGGTTGGAAAAAATAAATAAAAATAAAATTCCCGTTGATGCGGGAAAGCACCATGTGGGAGTCGAACCCACGCGCAGCCGTATTTGAAACGCACATTAATCATTCACTCGTTTGTTCCCACAATATGAAAGGAGGTTCCATACGAACATATGGATTGAATTGAACTAATTGTTAGTCTTCATCGCAGTTGTTTCACTGATGTAATATCGTCTTGGCATAATTGGCATAAAAGCTGCGTTCCCGGTGATGATGCATAAGCAGACGCCGTAGCGTCCATATAACTAATCTAAAAGTTTGGAAGAAAACCTTTGATATGATATTCATATCACGATACCAGTTTAATCCACTTCTGCTATTGTCGTCGTCTTGTCAAAGTCCGATTTTTTGAACCAGTTTGACTTGATCATCTTCATCAAATCCATATCGACGCTCAAAGCCCTCGAATCGCTCAGCGAACTCACACATGCATCCCCGCTTGATGTACTGATACTGTGAAGAGGAATAGCAGAGTTTATCAGCCATCTGCCAGTCTTTTAGGCCTTCGATATATACGGCTGAGATGATTTGATAAGTCAAAGGCTCACAGTTTTCCAGCGTATCCCTGATGCAGTCGCACATGCGTTGTGCCTGCATCCCATTAATGAGTCTGTCCTCAGCGTGATTGCCAGTTGCCCCACCGCCACCTGCTAGGCTGAGTGTCGGCGATTTGAGCTGATTGCGATGCAGACCAGCTTGATATAGATACCGATTAATTCCATGCGTCCAGAATCGTCGCACATTAGCAGCGGTCTCCTTGCTGTCGATTCCCAATCCTAAATCCATTTGCACCACGACACCACTCTCCTCTGCTATAATTGATGGTGTTGATTCATTAGAGGGTCGTGCCATCGTGGTGCGGCTCTTTTTTACTGCCATCAGACTGCCTCATAGAAAGCAAAGGCTAAGCCAGAAGCATAGGAACTTAATCCATGCACTTTTAACCGTCATGATCACCGCAATAGTAATTGATGCGATCGCCGTATACTTAAATCCAACCACCAGCGTTCCCAATACCGTTTCCTTACGCATATCTATCCTCCCAACACGTGTGCTAGCAACACAATCACGACTGCCCAAAACAGCAGGCAAACCATTACCGTCATCCCTAATCCATTCCACTTTCTTTTCATTGTGGTCACCTGTATAACGTTGGCTTTCGCAGCATATCAAACCTTGCCCCGATTCTCGGCAGCTTCTTTGATACGTAGCTCTGCCCGTCCTGGTATACCTCATCTAGCATGACCGTTTCGTTAATGTGATTAGCTTCAATGATCAGGTACAGTTTTGAGTCACCAAGTGTCACTGCTCTGCTGTTACGGAATGCCCGCTCAACCTCTTTGCTTTCCATCTCTTTCTCCTTCCAGTAATTCTTCTACTTTGTAATCAATTGAAGTTTTGATGTCGTAGTAGTCCTTGACGATCGTCCCGTCACGCTTGATGCGCTGATGCATCGGCTGTGTTTTGGTGGTCGTGCCTAAGATCTTGACTTTAAAGTAGCTTCTGAGTGGTGTCACCACCTCAACCGGAATGCCATACTTGCGCCAGAACAGCTTAAATCTGAGCTGTGCACTCGAATCGACACCCTGATAGTCTACTGATGTCTTAACATCGTAGACGTGCTCTATGACGTTTTTAGGGCCATATACGACAAAGTCTGGCCGATAGTAGATTGCTCCGACTCGGGCCATGCCAGCATCATAGATTGGCATCAGCTGATACTGGGGATGCACGGCGTACTTTTTACCGCAATTCTTGATGTATGCAGCGTAAAACGATGCTTCTTTCTGGCTGTCGAACGTATAGCCGTCCAGCTTTACCTTTCTGCCGTAGTGCTTCATCGTTTGCCCTCCTTAAAATACAGGTTCTTTCTCGCATTCTTGCAGCCCATAGTAGTTAATTTGATCCTGCGTGAACATCATGCAGGTTCGTTCATGCAGATAATTTGCTGACCGTACATTATCATGAGTGTATTCACAAATATTCAGACCATCGTCTGAATGGTAATACAGCCATTTACCTTCTGTATGAGGTACTAGTACTACATACAACGTGTCGGACGTATACATCTCTTTTTTCGAAATGTTCGTTTCTGCCATTAGGTGCTTCATGATTTCGTCCGCTTCATCCAGCAGGTCTACCAGCTCTTTGTTCGTATATCCTTTTCCACTGTAGACCGTTTCCAGATAATCATCAGCCCAATCAGCAGCTTCTTCCCGATTGTATTCGGCTACATATGGATAACGGGAATTATAGTATTCTGACATGCTCATTTGATCGTCCCCATTCCTTTCAGCCGAATCTTTACGTTAACCTTTAGTCCATAGCGCTTTTTGATCGCCCGCCTGAGATTGCTCTCCTGCACGATCAGCTGATGTCGTTTTGCTCGTCTAGTGCTCATTTAATCGTCCCCCTATAAATTAGGCTTTCTACGTCGTAAATAAAACTTTCCATTCTTCTCTTGTTAAATTGATATAGCAGAGTTGTTTCGTCGTTAGGGCTTTGAAACTTAAGCTCATTCCGAATCTCCAAGTACCCATTGTTATCAGTATTCTTATCGTAGAATTCCCAATAATCTGATCCAAAAGAATCGGCTTCCTTAGGAGTAAATGTCTTCCAGACTTTAACTGCCTGTTCTTTTAAGAACTTAAACAATTCAACGTTTAGATCGAACTGATAATCTAATAGATCCTTTCTTTCCGTGTGGATTTGAATGTTAGACCTATTCACACGCACAATTAACTTTCTTTCATGCTCATCAGTAAAAACTCGCTCAGTCATCGTCACAGCTCCTTTACAACATCCCATACCAACTCGCACAGCAGCGTAATCGCAAACACGATTAAAGCTGATACAGCGGTCTTCTCAGCATTAGAAAATCCTTCCTGATCCCAAACCAACCAAATAAGGGCTGCAACTGTGCTGAAAAAGCTGATCACAATGGCTGCGTTTAAAAATTGTTTCATCACTGTTCTCCTTTAAATCATGCTTGCCCGCACGTCTTCCATCCCATCGAACGTGATCTTGTGGTCATCGTTTCTGGTGATCAGACGGCTGAGCAGTTTTGCGTTGTACATCTGCGCTAGTTCAGCAGTGGTGTTGTTGCTGGTGACGATGGTCGACTTCTTGCCAAATCGTGCATCGGCTACGTCATACAGACGTTCCTGCATGTCTTTACGCACTTCACGAATTGCGCCACGCATCCCGCCCTCAGTGCCGAAATCGTCCAGTACCAGCACATCTACTTCAATCATTGCTTTGACCAGCAGTTTCATCTGATACTTGGTTTTAGCAGCATCTGGCGCGTCATACATATGGCTGAACATCCGGCTCATGGAATCCGTAGAGACAAGCATTGTCGTCATGTCAAATTCTTCTTGCAGCCTGTGCATCATCGCTACTGCCAGTGAAGTCTTGCCAGTGCCTGGATTTCCAAGCATCAGCACGTTGATTGGTTTTTCTGCAATTCCTTTGGCTAGGATGTATGCCTTGTTGCCAGTGTGTCTTGCTAATTCAACGTCAGGCTGTTTGTGTACGTCCCAATCAGCAAACGTAAACTTAACTGGATCACCACTCCAAAGTGAGTTATTATAAAAGCGGTATTTATTTCGTTTACGCATGATGGCATTATCTGCTGTCGTGCGTTTTTTGTTTTCTTCAGTCAAATAGTTCTTGCACCACTCCTGATCAGACAGGTCAAACGGGATGTCTTCGCCCCACTTGTCCTTGTAGGCCTTCTTAATGCCTAAAAAGTTAACCAGTGCATTTAGTTTCTTCATGCTACTTTCCTCCTTAGCTGAAATGATCGATCAACTGCCAGTCTGGATCAGCAGGCGGTTGTTTTCTTCTGTTCTGCTGTGGTTGCTTGTGGCGTTGCTCATCTGCCTTGATGTCATCAATCGTGGTCAGGTGTTCTCTTTCATATCGATCTAAGATACTTGCCACGTACTTAGACGGCTTCTTCAGCCCTACTGTTTCTGATGCTTGTTTGATTGCATATATCACGATGTCGGCTCCATACTTATGGACCCAGTCTGTCAGATCAGTGGTAATGATACCGTTAGGCCATCCCCATGCATTTGTCCAGGAATTAAAGACTTCATTCATGCCTTCATTGTTTCGTAGTGGTGTTGCTTCACTAGCCGGAGTACTCTCCGATTGAACAGATTCGGCGGCAGAATGAGCTGGCCAGCTAGCTGCTTGTGTAGTCTTTGTAGTAGTCTTTGTGTAGTCTATGGTATTGTCATAGTCATCACGACCATTTCCATTTAGTTGAGACGACCATTCCCGTTTAGTCGTGTCGACTATTTCCATTTGGTCGTTTCGGGCAAATGGTGATACCAAACGGTCTAATGCGTCATAATCGATCGTGTACCACTTAGTTCTGTCAAATTTAAGCTTGTTGTAATTACCAGTAATGACAATGCCACGCTCTTCTAACCAATCAAATTGGCGCTTCATCGTTTTAGCTGTCTTAATCCAGGTAAACTGCTTGGTCCATTCTTCTAGTGAGTTGTAGACCCAGTAATGGCCATCATGATAATTCTGTTTTTTCTGTAGCCAATAATTAATTTGCTGTAAGACAGCAGCTTCACTGATTCGTGGCTTCTTTTGTGGATCAAGCTCTGTTAAAGCACCCGCTAGTTCTTGCGATACTACAATTGGATGCTTGGCAAATAGCAAATTACTCATCGCTCTGCTCCTTTCTAGCGGGCATCCCACCCACTCGGTGTTCTACGTTCACTGACGACTGATGACTAGTTAAAATGGCAGATCATCTGTGTTTGGTTGTTGTGGTTGCTGTGGTCGTTGTGGCTGGCCATTGGTAGGCATAGCCGCGTTAAAGTTGGTTTGGCTAAAGCCGTTGTTTTGAGTCTGTGGGGCTTGTTGACGATGTCCAGTAGCTTGGCCACGATTACCGCCAAAATTGCTCTGGTGTGAATTCTGGCCTGATTCTGGCCGAGTCTTGCCGTTTGGCTGACTACCATCTTGTAGCAGTTTTTGGTGATTTAAAACACGCAAGTAGTACTTGCCATCTTTGGAACTCTCTTTCCATTCGACTTCAATTGCCAACTTTTGGCCTTTTAATGCACTAGCAAGCTGTTCTAGACTATCAATTGCCACACCATCTTTTACACCGCAAGCAACCAACAACGAGTTGAAGCGCTTGATAGACATCGTTAGATTTTCTTCTGGATAGTCAACCCACGTAAGAGGATCAGCATAGATGATAGGGCAGCCGGTATACTTTCCATCAAGAACTTGGTAGTCGATGCTAATTACTTTGTTACTGTTGTTACTCGTGTACAGCCGTGCATTGGTGATAATTACGTTGTAGGTTCCAGCTTCTTCTACGTACTTTCCAAAAACGTTGTTTGAATCAACAGTGAATAATGGCATGCTTATTTCTCTTCTTTCTTTTGTTTTGCATTAATCAGTTCGTTTGCTTTAATCAGCTTCCTGTCATCGATCCGGTTCTTAGCGTGGTTGCCCTGCTCAGGATCCAGATCAATGAGCCGCTCGCCATCTTTGATGTAGATCCGTCCAACCAGGTCAAACATCGATGTAAAGGCATTAAACGTCTTCTCGTTCATATCCGCAGAGAACCTTCCCTGCATTTTGTCTGGGCCGTTATCGACCTGATGAGCCGTTGCATAGACAGTCAGCCCACAGTCACGCAGATACGTTCCTAATTGGCGGAACCACAGCTGTAACTTTTGATAATTTTGGCGGTTGTCCTTAGACGCTCCGTCAATGTTTTCTAACACCATGTTTTGCAGTGCTGTTACATTGTCTAAGCAGACTGCTTGATAGCGTCCTGAGCTGATTGCCCGGCTCAGCAGGTCGCCTAGCTCTTGCTGCATGACTGGCATGTCCCGCTCTTCAAGCTTGAAGACGTCAATCGATTCATCGCCAATCAAAACGTTGGTTGACAGGTCGAAACTGAATAGCAGCTTCTTGCCAGGAAAGCCCTTAAAAAGACTCGTTTTCCCAGTACCGCCATCACCATAAATGAAGTACATATGTGGCGTTGGTGGGATTTTGCCCGATTCATAGAATTTCATCATTCATCATCTTCCTTTGGTGTCTTGATCATGACCTTGATCGCTTCATGAGCGGTAACTGGGACAATCTCGCCATCTTCATTGACGCAACGGCCATCGTCCATAACGGTCAGCGTCTTCTTGTAAGCCGACCAGTCTAGCTTCTTGGTGGTCTTAACATATTTGTCATCGACCATCTCAAGCAGCTTGGCATCATCACGGTCATAATCCGTACTCTTCCGCTTGGAGACGTTCCCATTCCGGCTCTTGAACCGGTAATGCGGGTTCTGCTCGTATTGGCGCATGTAGAAGTCGCTGATCAGCGCTTCTACGTTAGCAATCTGCATGCTGCGTTTTTCTTTGTCTGGCTTGTACCAGGCATCAGTTTCAGCCAGCTCACGATTACGCCGTTTATCAGCTTGTTGCTGTTCTTTCTTTAAGCAGCGCAAGTAGTAGAGCTTTTTGTACAGCTCTTCTTCGTTCTGGATACGTCCGTCTTGTACTTCCATGTCTGTACCTCTTTTCTATTTCTCCTACTTTGGCCATAAATCAAAACTGATTCCTGGTTCAAAAATCAGGTCAACGTTGCTGTTAATCGCCTTCAGCTTGTCCTGCTCGTTGAACAGCCAACCGGAGTATTCTGGATTGTCGTTCAGATAGCCGACCGGCAATCCTTCGATAATCCAATTTGTATGAATCGTTTTCTGTGCTAATGTTTCATTCATGTTATAATCACCTTGTTAGTTAAATTTTCTACGGCACTACTGGCGGGTAGTGCCTTTTTTAGTTGCACTAATCGTTGTCTGCAAAGCAAACAGCACAATCCAAACGACTGCACACCAGTTAGCTTTGATGAAATGGTTAGTCATGTATAGGTAGACAAAACCACCGCTTAGCAATGACCAGATCAATGCTCGAAACGTTCCCATCGTTTCACCTCCTCTTCCAGCCGATCAATTCGCCGGCTTAACATCATGTGGTCAACTACCATTGCCAGCAGAATTAATCCGCCGACAACTGGTGCAAAAATGTCCATTCGATATCAATCCTTTCTGTTACAATTTGCTCATGAAATAGAAAGTTATTAAGCTTCCAAGAGCCCCACCTATAACGCTAAATAAAATTGTTTTTAGGATTTGAATAAATATTTTTTTATTCATATTATTTTTAGGAGCTTTTTTAAGCTCCTTTTTCTTTTGTTCCGTCATCTTCGTTACCTCCTACAGCCCTAAGTCGTCGTCTTGAATCTCCAGTGCGTTGTCTTGAAATACCTTCAACGCTTCAGGAAAATATCGCCAAGCGCCATCGTGATCACGGTAGCTCATGTCAGTATCACGCTTGACACCAAGCTTGTTGGCCCATTTGCCAATCGCAATTGGCGACACGCCAATCATGTTGCCAATCTCAGTAGCCGAGTATTCGCGGCGTGCACCAACTGGCAATGCTTGCATGGCACGAATGGCTTCGTTGCGGAAATCAACTGCCATATGTGGTCGCTGGTAATCGTCAGCAACTTTGCCAAGCTCCAGATACAGCTTGACGTCTTGATTGCGTAGCTCGTGCGCCTTGTTGACGTTCTGCTTGCGCATCTCAATCAGCCATTCTCGCTTGTACGCGAGCTTCTCATGCTCAAGCTTGCTGTCAATGACTACTGTCTTCCCGTTGTGTTCAGCCTCGTATTCATTAAACAGAGACACATACGTTGCGGTGAAGATCGTCCCTTTGCGACCAGTCAGTTTATTGGCCACAAATTCGCATCCCTGCTTAGTTAATAAGAAGCATGGCAGCTCTTTGTTTTGTGCTGAAATATAGCTTGATTCAATGAAGAATTGACGTGGGCTCAATTTTGAGCTCTCCTCTAAATCGTTGATATAACTGCGAATGTCACGCATTAGGTTCTTATGGGTCTTGCCAATCATCTTGGCAACGTCCCGGCTATCGATTACTTGTTGCTTGGATTCGCCAGCGTATTTGATGATTTTGTCAGTATCGAAATTATCCATCATTTGTCCTCCTTGTCACGATTCGTGATATTACTGCCAAAAAAAATATGTTCTACACTGACGCCATAATAGTTTGCGATCGCCATTTTAGTTGCATCGCTCCCCTTACGGTCGCCAGTTTCTAGCATTGCTAACATTGACTGCGTGATGCCAATGTTTTTAGCTGCAGTCTTTTGAGACTCTCCTCTTTTTTGTCGTAGCTCTATCAATACCTTGTTTGGTTTAGTCAATATCTATCTCGCCTCCTTTGTCACGTAATGTGATTTTAATCACGGTTACTATAATATATCGCTATTCGTGATATGTCAATCACAAAAAGTGATTATTTCACCTGTTTTTTTAATCACTATTAGTGATACTATTATCACGAAAGATATTTATACCATAAAAGATAATTAAAGTGAGGCGAGCGAGATGACTATTGGTGAACGAATTGCGCAACTAAGAAAAAACAGAAGCATGTCGCAGTTCCAACTAGCTAAAACGTTGGATATCGCAACTAGTACCCTTGGCATGTATGAAACAAACAAGCGAAAACCAAATATGGAAATGTTAGAAAAATTAGCTGACTTTTTTGGCGTGTCAATAGACTATTTGCTAGGCAGAGAAACATCAGATAAATCTGACATAGACTTAGATAGAGCCATCGACAATGCAATGAGCTTCGACGGCAAGCCAGTCACTGAGCATGATAGAAAAATGATGAAACAGCTTTGGAAAGCATACATGGCCGGTAAAGAAGAATAGGTGATGTGTATGACTGAAAAGGTTATAGACATCATTAGAGAGCTAGGCGTCGCAGTAATTGTCGGTGACTTTGACAATCCCGGATATTACGCACCGGAACTTAACGCTATTTACATCGACGAAAAACTTGACGAGTGCCAGCACGAAGCTGTTCTGCTGCATGAGCTAGGACATGCTGCCAAACAGAAAAATGAAATCGAGCTATACAATGCAACCAAGACGATGAAGCTAAAAATGGAATGTGAAGCCAATCGCTATATGATCAGTTACCTATTCCATCGATATATCAAATACACTGGCGAGGAGCCATACAGGGTCGACTATCTAGAGTTTATGCGCCAGAACGATATCCCTTTGAGAGATGAGGACATCGTTAAAGAGATAATCGCTGACTATTGACCAAGTGCTGTTTATCAAGGATATTAAAAGGCTACCCTTAGTCCAATAGAAAAAATAAAAGCCCTCTCCGAAGAAAGGACGTGAAGGATATGGATAAAGTCAAAGAATATTTTTGGCAATATAAGGATTTGAAGAAACGAATAGAAGTAATTTTAAAAAATTATCGAGCAACTGTTGACTATTATTACTCAGATTTAAAGGATTCAAACCCCGACTACTTTAAGATGTACAATTCCGCCAAAGTGAGGTTTGTTACTTTCCACAATAATCCTACATGGTCTGGAGTTGCATTCTATTTTGGAGCTAATGAAAAGTCTGAAGATGAAATAAAAGAAGTCGACTTACCAGTTGATTATATAAGCTCATACTCCAACATTCCAGATGATAAAATAGGCAGCTTAATTGCGAAAAAGCTTCACATCCTAGACATCCTATATAAAGAGCCTATCATGATGCCCAAAGTTAACATCCTTGCTTTCACAAATGATGGTTCGCTGGGCCAATCATTTGCAAATGAAGAAGCAAAAAAATGGAAAAACGATTCTACAACTTCAATTGATGACGGGCGGATTAATGAAGACCTGCCTAATATTGAGCTTCCTGCATCAATCTCAGCTTACCGTTCACTTTTAGACAATATCGACAATGCTGAATTGTCATTTGAAGTAGAGGAAGCTGTCAGTTGCTATAAAAACAAAGAATACTTAGCTTGCGCTCTAGTTTTAAGTAGGGCTCTAGAATGGTCTTGCAAGCTGCTTTTGGATACCGAAGATCCTGAAATTTATTCAGGCCTTCCAGCCGGTAGTAGATCGTTAAATTCGCTTGCTAACCTACTAGAATCACACCGCTTAATAGATAGCTATGAGCATAACCAGTTGAAAGCTTCGATCGATTACAGAAATTCGATAGCCCATGCAACCCCAATTACACAGATAAGAAATATTGTTCAGCACATTTTTGAAGGAATACATCTAATTGTTCAGAAGATTATTGATTCGAGAAATGACTGAGCTTTCCGTTAATTGTTCGTCCCAATTGTCTATTACATTCCAAAGGTAATAGTCAAGTATCAATTTTAACGATTTTTGATCATTTTTATTTAGGTAGATTGTCATACCGTTGTTTATTATTTCCATTTTATTCACCCTTATCGATTATACCAAATAAGCCGACCTGGATAGATCGGTTTAAATTATAGCATTAAAAAAACATATGCTTTGAAAGGAGCGATTCAATATGGCTAGAACTGAACTGACCCCTCAAGATAAAGAATATAAAAAGATTATTTCATCACGGCTAAATGATTTGCTCTCTAGAAGCGGTCGTAAACAAATAGATATAACTAGAAGCGTAGGTATTCCAGCAAGTACTCTTACAGGATACTTTAAAGGGACAAGACTTCCATCGCCAAAAAATGTGGAAAAGCTTGCTGAATACTTTAACGTAGAAAAATCAGATATTGATCCGCGTTTTGGCCGCGACCCCAGGGAAGACGATCTCAAAACTGCTGACCTCGCTGATGATGACACCATCTTTACCTTCGAGGGCAAGCCTATCCCTGAACAGGACTTGGAATACATGAAACGGCTGCTGCGCGGTGGGAGAAAATAAACTATGGAAACTGAAATTATGAATAGTAAACAAGTATATATTCCAGAATTCGATGTTAATACTCACTTCTGGCTTTTACGAGCTGAAGGTGGAAAATATTTCGAAGATTTTATAGACGATTCTTATGTTGGGATCAGATATAACAATGTTCACGTTGATGATGTATTGAATATCAAAGGCATTCAGTCAGTAGAAACCATTAGGGACATTTTTAAAGAGAAAAGCAATGATCCAGATATCAGCAAGCAAAGCTTAACTGGTCGATCCAATATGACCTATCATTTCGTGTTTGGAATGCATATAGGTGATGTTGTATTAGTGCCAAGCAAAAGATCATCACATTTTGCCATTGGATGTATTACCAGCAATGCATTTGATGAAGATACAGATTACATCAAAGAACGAATCAAAAATGCTCCAAGCAATGGCAAAGACTTCGCAATCTCTAACTATATTAAACGCAGGAGTGTAAAATGGATCTCTACTATTAGAAGAGAAGAACTACCTTCCACTCTCGTTTGGGTATTGAATGCTCATCAAGCCCTTTTTAATATTGATGATAAACAACATCTTACAGAGTTTATGGGGCTAATTTCACCAATTTTCATTTACAGTAATAATATCTACGTTCGAATATATGCAAATCATGGTGGAAATTTAACGCTGGGCGACTGGGCAACTATTTTCCCAAAAGATGATTCCATTTTACAAACCGTCCAAATGACAGCAGATATCCATTCGCCTGGCTTCTTCACCTTCATTGCAAACATTGCTAATTTAAAAACATTAAGTATTTTTATTGATAAACTTTGGAGCCTTGGGAATAGTTTTCTATTCACAACTCTAATATTTTTTGGAGGCACTGATTTTCTAAAACAAGGAATTGTTGAGTGGTGCCAAGAACGACGTAGTAAGCATCTCGACAATTTACTTAAAGAAGAACAACTTAAAGCCATTAAAAATAGCCCAGCTGATAAGCTAGGCTTGGAAATTAAAACTAGTGGAAACGCCATTTCAAATGAGTCTCCCAATATTTCAAATATTGATGAGAAGAATCATCATACCGAAGAAAAATAAATGAGCAGGGAAAGACAAAAAACATGAAAAAGCCAGGGTTGAAGTCTTTAACTGCTATCGCTACTGGCATGGCAATTATGATAGAAATAAAAGCACTTAATTTAAACCTATCTTTAATTGCTCTAAATATTTTTTTCATTGTCTCCCCCCCTTCTCATTTTCTTGACTTAAGTTTATATTAATACGATCTCACTTTGAAAAGCAAGACAGCAATAAAACGAAAGCTTCTATCAGAATCGAGGTGGTAAAAATGACCGAGATTAGCAGCTATCTGGAAAAGGTAGCCCTTAACCATAATATTAATATTGTCTGGACCGATAAGTTAGCCCCTGAAACTCCGCCTGGATGTTCGCTCCATTACCGCAGCATTGTCATGAACCTTAACTGGCATCGCCCTGCTGAAATTTCGTTTCAACTTGCTCACGAAATTTCACACATCTTAAATGGTGATGAAACCGATATTTGCTTCTACCACGCTACCTTCACAGGCAAACACTCCGTTGAATATAAAGCAAACACTGGCGCAGTTAAGCTTATGGTTCCTTTTTATTGCCAAGACGTGCCAAAAGAAACCATAAACGTATACGATTTTATGGAATCATACGAAGTGCCAAACTACCTTGACAATGTAGTTAGGGAAGAAGTGCACAACTATTATATTTCAAACGGATACTAATAATAGGTCCAAGCGTGATTGACGTTAAAAGCTATTGGGAGGCAATAAAATGTTCGATATTCTTTTGGCGATCGTTTTTGGCTGCCTAGCCTGGGGATCCTGGCACGAGTACACGACTAATCCAGATAAATATAAAAAATATAGCGAATTTGCTAAAAATGCAGTTGTTGTCGGTTCTGGAATTTTGGCCGTTATCTTCCTATGCCTGGGATTATTTGGTGGCCACAGCAAGAAACAGCCTGCCGCTTACTACAAGTTGGGTACGCCAATTTCAAAGGTGACCAAGAATGCAAAGGGCCATTCTGATGGAGCTTACTATACCGTCAAAGGCAGATCATACGTGCGGTATTATCAAACTACCAATTCTGCCGGCAAAAAGGTTGTGTCAGCCGTTAAGTTTAACTACTACGAAACGGATGACGGATCAGTATCAAATAAGCGTGTTTTGAAGGACTATCGTAAAGTAACCGCATCAGATCTCAAAGAAACATCAAAAGATCATTACGTTTCTAAAAAGACTTGCAAGCATTACTGGTCGTCCGAAGCCAAAGATGATAGCGGTAAAAACAGTCAAGCTATTATCCATCTGACATACGACGATCTAAATTGATTGAAAATAAAAAATCCCACCCGCAAAAGCGAGTGGGGAGAAGTTAATTACGTATATCAAAATAAAAAGGCCCTCAAAGGGCGAAACATTAAAGTATGGAGGTACGCAAAATGTCAGACTCTAAAAAGTCAACAAATCAGATGCCTACAGAATTTTCTACTCGAAAAGTAGAGACTAGAAGTGTGCATAATAAAACATACAAAAAGCCAACAGCAGATAGATCTATGCCAACCATTCCACCTGCCGACAAAAAATCCTAACCTTGTAAAACAAAATCCTAACCTTGTAAAACAATCATAATCCACTTTTGCTCAAAATCAACATAAGAAAATGGCTGGTACTTTTCAAATGTATCAGCTTTACTAATATATTCTATAAGGCTTTGGTATGTAGGCTGACTAGTTTGCACACCTGGTACTAGAGATATTTGTGGTTGTCCAGCATCGCCTAATGAGTATTCATCTAGGACTCCAAAGCTAATAGGATTGTGTTCAAAGTCATATAAGTAAATTATTGCCTTTTTATCATTGTTAAGTTTATTTATAAAAGTCGGTCCAGGAACGAAGTCAGCCCTTTCCTTTTGGCCAGGAGCCACACAATTATAGCAATAATAGACAAAAGCATTTAAATACTTTGAGATTAGCAGAGTTATGAAAAATGCAAGTAAAAGGGTAATTAGAATCGACAGAGTTATAGACAAGTTTCCATGAATTTTTAAATTATGAAGTGAGGATAAAACCGCAAGATATATTGCATAATCAAAAATTGACCACAATAGCGAGTAAGCAATCACTTCTGTTTTTTTATCATTTCGAATATCAGTAAAACCAAGCTGATCAGTCACTAAAAAATTCATGAATCCCATTCCGCCTACCGTTGCAAGTGAAGCAATTAGGTTTGTTATCATAGTCGACACCTCTAACATTTCTAAAATGATAAGCTCTAGAAATATTATCAAACAATATTAGCAGATTGACAAATCAATAAAAACTCCTACTCATTTTCGCGAGTAGGAGTTAGTTAATTACGATGTTGTCGCCATTATACCACAAGGGAGTGTGCATTATGGCAAATTTTATGAAAAGGAACGGTAAATGGCAAGCTCGGGTTTCCTGGCGAGATGCAGACGGCAAGCTGCACCAAAAGTCCAAAGCCGGGTTTGCGACTAAAGCTCAGGCTAAACTTTATGCAGCCGAGCTCGAATCTGAACTGGGTAAAGGTGTGGATGTGTCTGCTGACCCAGTGTTTGCTGATTATTTCGAACAATGGTACAAGACATACAGAGAGCCACATTTGACCAAATCCTCTAAATACCAATACACGACAAGCATAAAATCGGTAAAAAAACTTTTTGGAAATACCAAACTCAAATCGATTAGTCGAACGGCTTTTCAGCAAGCCATCAACGAATACGGCAAAAACCACGCAAAACGCACTGTTGCACGCCTGCACTCCTACATAAGGTCTTGCGTTAAAACAGCTATTGCCGACGGTATAATCAATCGAGATTTTACTCATGGTGTGCAGCTGAGCTACAATGGCAGCAACGAGTACCATGTAGAGTACCTTTCGATTGACGAAATCAAGCGATTGATAAAAGTTGTGACAGATGATTTGTCGCCGGACAACATCCCTGCGTATATCATCTTAACAGCCATTTACACCGGCGCTCGTTTTGGTGAGATCGTTGGTCTGACGTGGGATGATGTTGACTTTGATGCAAGAACAATCACGATCAACAAAACGTGGGATTATCGATTGCATCAAGGATTTATGCCAACCAAAACCCCACACTCGATCAGGACTATCATAGTCAATGACAAGTTTTTAAGCTTAATCGCGCAGCTTAAACACGGCGTTCAGCCAACGGATAGAATCTTTAACCTGAAAGGGTCTACCTTTTTCAACCAAAAAGTTAATCGGTGTTTGCATAAGTATCTTAAGCAAGCCGGCATTGATAAACAAGGATTCCATTTCCACAGCTTACGCCATAGCCACGTGGCGTACCTGCTTAGTCAAGGTGTGGACCTCTACGCAATCAGCAAGCGACTAGGCCATGCTAACATGTCGATTACAAGTAACACGTACGCTTACTTTATCGACGAGTATAAGCGTAAATCTGATAGTTTAATTAAAGACAAACTGGACAAATTATAAAACCGTTGTACGTATGTTGTACAACGGTTTTTAAAATGCCTATATATCAACGGTTTAGCCTTTATAGTTATGTTGATCCCGGGAACAAAAAACACCGAGGCAAAGCTGATTTTACCTGCTTGATGATTTGGCATATCCATCCCCCCCTTTTTAATATAATTATAATTAATCTACCACTGAATTGACTACTTGATAAGTTTTCAAAAACAGAATTGCATAGCAAACGACTTTATTGATTGAAATTGAGCATCCCAGCTTAATTGAATGAATTAAGTCTTTTTAAATTTGAATTTTCTGCTATACTAAAAACTAAGTTGAATATTTTTCCGCACTAGGGGAGTCCATGTTCTGGACTGAGACGCGCGCAGTGACGCGTAAACTCTTTGAACCTGTTAAGTCGATGCTTGCGAAGGAAAGTGCTTCTTTTTTGAATTGGAATCAACCAGATCCGCGAGCGTTTTAACGAGTTCGCGGATTTTTTATTTCAGCCAATCAAAGGAGGAATTCATATGAGTCTGATTGCACAGCTGCGCAAACAAAATCCGGTCGTCTTAACGGTTGCCAACATGGTCACGCCCGCTGACGTTGCCAATGGCTTAAACGTTTTAGGTGCTTCGCCAATCATGTCCAAGGCCCCTGAAGAAGCTGAAGACATGGTTAAGATCGCCCAAGCCGTCACGATTAATCTGGGAACCGTTGAAGCCGCACAAAGAAAAGAAATGCTAGCGGTTATGGACGCCGCGCAGTTTTTAGAGGTACCAGCCGTTTTTGATCCGGTTGCGTGTGCCGGCAGCGCCTATCGTACCCAGGTCGCCAATGAGCTTTTAAATAAGTATCATTTTGCCTGTATCCGCGGAAACGCCGGCGAGATTGCGGCCTTAGCCGGAATTGACTGGCAAAGTCACGGCATCGACGCGGGATCTGGGGATGGTGATCTGACCGCCATCGCGCAAAAATGTGCCCAAAAATATCAAACCGTCGCTGCAATGACTGGAACTGTAGATATTATTACTGATGGTCAAAAAGTCATCAAAGTTCCATTTGGCTCGCCATTATTTGCCGTTCATGTAGGAACTGGCGACATGCTTTCTAGTATTATCGCGGCTTTTATCGGTTTGGGCGGCAATGTCTTAGAAGCAGCTGCCACGGCTTGTGAGGTATTTGCCTTAGCCGGCCAGGCCGCTGCCAAGCAGACCCAAATGCCAAGCCGCTGGTATGACATGTTTTTGGATAATCTTTACCAAGCTGATGATCAATTGATTGCAGCCTGGCAAACCGAATTACAGAAAGAAGACTGA